TATAGCAACAGCAATGATTAACCTTCTCATACTCATTCAGAATTAATTGTCAGACAAATCCTTGCAAAAATCACTCCGTAACGGTGCCGTGGCGGAGGATGTCGAACTCCAGCTCCTCGTTCATGATCCTCCTCAGAGCCTCGTCCAGCTGGTAGAAGGCGGTGTTCATCGTCCTGATCTCATTGTCGAGCCTTCCGTCCATCAGAAGTTCCTTGCTCTCGCACATCCGCTTCTCCCACTCGGAGAACCGGTCGGCGATCCGGAACAGTTCAATCCTGGTCTCGATGATGAAAGAGTCAGCCCCGATCTTGTGGCTTTCAGCGGCAGTAGCCGCGTTGTTTGAATTAGTGTAGTTCATGACTAATTGTAATTAAAAAAGCCCTCCGCTAAAGGTCTGAACTACATATCCAAAAGCCTTGCGGCCAGATACAGTCACCGCTTTCGCCTGTGACGACCATACGGAGGGCAAAAATATCCCTTTATTAATATGTTAGCATCGATAACGGATAAAAACTTGACCGCTAAAGATGCCATTAGATATGTAGTTCATTACAAATATACAACTTCGTTTTTCAATTTCCAAGAGTTTTGCGAAAAAAATGCAGAAAAACTTTCGCTACCTGCCGTAGGTACTCCGGCGTTTCGCCCTGTTGTACTTCTCCGTCTGCTCGATGATCCCGTTCTTCCCCAGCATCGACACATCAGCCTTGATCGGAACGGAGAGCCTTTTGTTCAGCAGTTCGATAGCCTCCAGCAACTTCTCATCGGTCGCTGACCTTGTCGAAGCGACATTCCCTCCGGACACCGAGCCGCTTCCAGTCACTGAGCCTGTCGAAGTGTTCGTAAACCCACCGCTTTCCCGGCCGATAGCGGCTCCCACAGGATAGACCGCCTCGAAGTTCAGGCTCTTCAACGTTCCAGCCTTTCGAGCCTCCTCCATCGTCGCCACGAACGGCAGCAATGTCGGATTGCTCAGTCCGTCAGCCGGGATCACATATTCACCGCCGTTCTCACCCACAAGCACGGTAGGGGAGGAGACGAAGCCTCTCTTGTCAGGTGAGAGCCGCGCCTTGAAGGCCTTTCCGTCCTGAGCCCGGCGAGTGTTCACGAAGCCGCCCTCCTCCGCACCTATCGGTTGCGCCGCGATCAATGCAGTCTGCGCCGCTCCGAAAGCGGCAACGATAGCGGCAGGAGCCGCACCGGCTGGCCAGCCCCATTGCGCCAAGGTCTTGGTGACCGACAAAGCCGTGTTGATGATGGACTGCACCAGATTGAGCGCTTTCGTCCTCTTTGCTTGTTTGATCTCCATCTCCTCGCGCTTTGCCTCTTCCTCTGCTTCCATCTCCTCGACCCTCGCGTTGTACTGCTCCTGTGACACCAATCCGGCATCATATCTGGATTTCAGATCCTTCTTTTTCTTCTCGTTGTTCTTCTTGTACTCGTTGAACGCCTTGTTTTCCTTGGCGTTGGTAAGCTCGATCGCCTTGCTTGCCAGCTGGAAGCCTTCCTGCGATAGTCCTCCAACAGCATTTAGAGCTGTTGCAAGATTTTCCGCTTTATTTTTGCCGGTATCGATGTTCGCAAAAAAAGTGTTCCATTCCTCTTGCGACACACCAAACAGGCTCCCTTTTCCAGTACCGGAGAAGAATCCACCATCGCTTTTGGCCTTTGAGACGGTCAACTCGTTGATCTTGGCCTTAGTCTCTTCAAGTTTTAGGTTGTACTTGGCAAGATCTTCTTGGGATAGTTTGATACCAAGAGCGTTTTTATCAGCAGTTATCTTTTCCAGCTCTGCTTTGAGCTCTTCAAGGTGTTTCAAATCCAGTTCCAGAAGAGCATAATCACGCTCTTTCGTTTTAGTGGCGGCCTTGCTGGAGTTTGGGCGTTCTGCCGCTATTTGTGTTGAATAGTCTGCGGTTATGGAAGCTCGATCAACTTTGTAGCCGCTTTCCATTGTAGCAATGCGCCTGTCAAAACCATCTTGTGCTATCTTTGATAGCTTATTCTGGTGCTTCTTCTCAATAGCCTCCAACACCGCAGCCTGATTCTCGTACAGCACCTGCGTCTCCTTGAACTTCTTGAGTTCGGTCTGGTACCGAGCCTCTTCACCGGCCATAGCCGCCTTGGTCTTGTCCGTCTCCGCCTCGTTGATGATCGCCGTTCCCTCCTTGGCCAGATCCGCCGCCTTCTTCTCGTTCTCCTGCTGCTTCTTCAACGCATCCTCCGAATGTTTCTTGATCTTATCCTGCAACTCATTCTCGATCTTGGCCCTTTCCGTCCCCTTCTCCTTATGAGCCGCCAGCCGCGCCGTCAATGTAGCCACCTCCAGCTCATAAATCCTATCGTCATATTCCCCCTGCGAAGCAATCTCCTTCTCATTGTACTGCCTTGTCAGTTCCGCCTTGGCCGTCAGGAACGCCTCGTCATTGCTCAATGACCAGAGGGATTTGTTTTTTTGCGGATTTTGGAGGCTTGGTGGGTTTGATGGCGGTGTTGATCCCGACGGGGAGGAAGAGGAGGCGGCTCCGCCACCGGACACGTTCAGGTACTGGGCGGCGGCGAGGTCGAATCCTTCGAGTCTGTTCGCTGCCAGTTCCGCGGCGTCGCCAGAGCCGCTCCACCATCTTCCGAACCCATTCTGCGAATCAGCCTTCGCCTTGGCGGCCTCTGCCTCTTTCTTCAACTGCTCCCGGGTGGATGCGATGTAGCTCTCCATCGTAACCCCCGGCCCCAGATCCGTCTCGGGGTTGATTTCAGCCAAGGCCTGTGAATATTCGGAGAAGAATCCCTGCCGGCCTCCAAGATTGATCAGCTCCGTCAGCCCCTCCACCATTCGGGTCAGCCAGTCAATCACGCTCTTGATCGGTCCGGCGGACTCCTTGAACGAGAGGATCAGCCCCTCCCATGCGGACTGGAGCAGTTTGACGGAACCCTCGACCGTGTTGATCCTTTCCTCGGCTGTATTCTTCAGCACGCCATTGACATCCTCAAGCGAATCCCTCAGAGCCAAAGCTGCGTCCGCTCCGTCAAGGAACGTGTTGAAGGCGGAGACAGACCTTTTGTCGGTCAGTTCCAACGTGGTGTTAAGGTCAACTCCCAGTGCCTTCAGCTGTCTCAGCCCGGACATCAGTTCAGGGAATGTGCTTACAGGCTTGCCTAAGGCCACCGCCAGCTTGCCGCTTGAGTCCGCGAGGTTAAGCAGGATGTTCCTTGTGGCAGTGGCCGCGGAAGAAGCGTCAAACCCAGCGTTGGCCAGTGTGCCGAGCAGGGCGACCGTGTCCCTGAGCGAGAAACCGAATGTCTTCGCCACCGGTCCGACCGTGGCCATCGCTGTCTGGTAGTAGGAGAAGCTCAGCGCGCTGTTGTTGGCTCCCTGCACCAGCACCCCGAGGGTGTCGGCGGTGTCTTTGGAGTCAAGCCCGAACATCCTCAGTGTCGCTCCCGCCATCGCCGCCGCTTCCGGTAGGGTGGTCCCGATGGCCGTGGCGAAGTGCAGGACGGACTCCTGCATCTGCATGATCGCACCCTCCTTGAAACCCAGCTTCGCGAGTTCTGTCTGGAGCAGCGTGACCTGCGAGGCGGTGTATTCAGTGGTCCGTCCAAGCTCCATCGCCGAATATGTCAGCGCCTCGATGTCCTTGACGTTCTTGCCGATGATAGTGGAGAGGTTGACGTTGGCCTGCTCGAAGTCCACTATCTTCTGGAACGCCCTTGCCACGCCTCTGACTGCCCCGGCGATAGCTGCGAATGCCGCCAAAGCTCCGGCCTTGACGCTTGACAATTTCTCAAGCGCACCCTTGGTCTGCCCGGACTGTGAGGTAAGCTCTTTAAGCCTTGCCTTGGTCTGCTGGACCTCGGCATTAAGCTTCTTCCAGTTCTCCGTCCCGGGAACGGCCTTGCTAAGAGCCGTCTGCGTCAGTTTCAGATGGTTGCGGAGTTCGGCCAGCGTCTTGTTCTCAAGGGAAATGGCATCCCTGAGTTTGTTATATTTTTCCCGGCATTCCGTCAGGGTCTTCTCCTGGTCTTTCAGGGTCTTCGTCAGGTTCTGGTGTTCCTGTGAGCCGGTCTTGCCGGCTTTCTCAAGATTCTTGAGTTCAGTCCTGGTCCTTTTGGTCGAACTCTGCAAATCCTTCATCTGCCTGTCCAGCGCAAGCATCTCCTTCCTGCCGCCATCCCCGTTGACAATCAGGTTCAGCCGAAGATCCTCATCCGTAATTCTTTTAGCCATATAGATAATTATTTATTGTTTGCCCTGATCCGCCGCCTTTATCCGGGCGACGGCATCCTCCGTGAACTCGTTCATCAGCCGTTCGGCGATGGAGGCGAAAGCGCCGAAGACATAGCGGTTGTGGATCCTGCGGTTGCTCTTGACGGACTGGTCTCCTCGCTGGAGGCGCTTCATGTCCAGGAAGCGCTCGTAGGCCACGTGGACGAACGTCAAAGTCCCCGAAGCGCCGCTGCCGCCGGTCACAGAAACACTCCTGGACGACTCCAGCCGCCCGGAACGCTTCTTGACCCTTGCCTCGATGGCCTTGCCCTGATTCCTCAGAAGCCTCTGTCCCTCATCCTGAAGGATCTCACTAACGAAACGCGCCCTGACATCCATCACTCAAATGATAGTTCGATGCTGTACCCGCTCCAGCCGCCGAAGACGCTCGCCTCTGGAACCACATCCACCGAAGCCAACGCCAAACCCGTCACAAGACGGCAGTTCTGGCTTGAGGTCTCCTCGGCGATATAGGCCAGGATCAGATCCGCGATCTCCAGAAGCCGTGAATACTGCTCATTCTCCGATTCCTCCGTCTTGTCCAGCCCAAGCCCCTTCTCCAACACGAAGATTACCGTCCCCAACTCTTCCCGGAACGAGTCCGAATCCCCGCGCTGATGCACCTCCGGACGCGCCACGAGAACCTGCACACCCGAAAGATGCGCCAGCTTGGAAGTGGCGTCAGCCTGCGCGGTCGTGCAAATCGGATCTATGTGCCCACAGCACCAGCAGGAATGGATCTTCAACCCCGCAAGATACTCAGTGAGCCTTTGAAGCCTTGATAATCTGCTCATTTCTCTTTCTTTCCTTATAGTTATGCCACATAATCGACAACACCGAGAACAACGGCTCCTCATCCACCCTGTCAATGTTGCCAAGCGTGTTCTCCTTGGCCACCTCGACCAGAAGGTCATTCCACCCGAAGCTGACACCGGAAGGCTTGTCATCCCCGGCGAAAAGCCTCGACAGATCTATCTCCTCCCCGTCAATCTCCAGAACACCAGTCTGGAGGTACTTCAAGCAAGCCGAGAACCACATCATCACAAGGTTCTTCCGCCATCCCTTCAACCTCGACGCTCTGCGAATATGCACCCTCGCATTCCGCTGGTCCACATCGGGAACCATACGGCCAGCGCGGTTGGCCTTTCCTGACCGCACACGGTACAAAAAGGCGATGCACTCATCCAGATCATCTGTTTCGTGGCTCCTGAAGAACCTGTTCAGAGCCGCCGAGGCGTGCCTGAACTCCCCGAACGTCAGATCCTGGAGCAGTTCCCCCGGACCGTATAGCCTCACAAGCCCAGACCGGACCACCGGCATCGGATTCGCGACCGAATCAAACGTCAGCGCAGCCGACTCCTCCGAAAAAAGGAATCCGAGGAACCTCTCGCACATCTGATAGACATTCTCATCCCTCAAAGACCCCTGATCGCCATTGAATATGTCCGTGAACCATCCCTTGACAGTCCTCCGTACCCCAAGCAGCATCCAAAGCACCCTCACATTAAAGTCCAACGGAGATTTCCCGTGCCTAAGGCACCACTCGAAGATCCGGAACACCCCACGCACCTGTTTCGGAGTCATCTCACTCCACGAACCAGGCACCTGCACGACCTTACCGGTCTCGAAAACCTCAATCGTGTTCATCACTCGGTGGTAAAGAATTTGTTCCTCCTGTCATTCACAGGCAAAAGCTTAGGGTCCACCTTCTCTTCGTTGATCAGCGCCGACAAATCCGTCAAAGCGTCCTTGACCTCACTTTTCAGATTGCCGACGTACCAGTCAATCTCATCCATCGTGGCCACACGGTTGGACCTGTTCCCCTGATAGGTAGGGGAGAACCGCCTTGCGATCTCGATAGGGAACACCTCAAGGCTCCATCTCGTCCCTGCCACGATCACCGCGCTGAGAATGGCCGCCCTTCTGGCCAGCGAAAGCACCCTTTCGTCAGCCGAGCCGTCGGCTATGGAAGCCCACTTATCCCCCGCGAACGGCCCTATCACCGCCCTTTGCCGCTCGATCACAAGCGCCTGGAGCAGATAATAGACATAGTAACTTCCATCGACGGGATAGACAGCCTCGAACTCCTGAATATTCCTGACAATGGATTCGCCCGTCATCGTCCTCTTGGCCGAAGTCTTCCAGTTCTCGTTGCCGGAAGTCTCCAAGTAGGTGTACAAAGCGTCCAGAGCCCTGAAATACCGCTCCCTCATCGCCCTGTCATCCCTGTCTATCTGCCATTCGTAAGGACTTCTCTCATTGTCATCGATCTTGACCTTCCGTCCGGTCGATTCGTGTGACACGGATGAAAGCTTGGCGTAACGCATCAACGCAAGACACGCCACCGGAAGCCTCACAGCGGCCACAAGCTCCGGTTTCTCATCCTCATCGTAAGCCTCCGCGGCCTCCTTGACCACCTCCGGACTCACAAGCCGCGCCACCTCATCGGTGGCGAACCGGATCTCCGTCTCGATCAGCCTGAAAGGAGAAGAAGCGTACCATTGGCCGGTCAGATCCTCAAGTTCCTTGGAACCGTCCCGATTTCTGTTGAACAAATCCATCATAATCACTGATTTTTAATCCTGGCCGAGGAAGTAAGGGCATCCTCCGCCGACAACTGCCTGTGGAAGAACCCAAGTTTCAGTCCCTTGCCCGGGAAATTGAACGCTATCGCCTGGTTGACCGGCTCCAGAATCGTCTGCGAGGCGATCTCCGTGTCCGAAAGCAGGAACAGCTTGAAGGCGTACAACAGTTCCGATCCTGATGCCAGCTTGCCGTTCACCATCACGTTCGACAACGACGGGTGAAGACCCATCCCCGAGGTGATCGCCGATGCCGAGGCCTCCGAGATCTTCAGCTGCGCCTCCACGAAATCCTTCATCTTCTGGTCGATGGCCTCCACGGACCAGGACACCCGCCCTGTTCCGCTCTCCGAAGGCATGTCCAGCGAGTAGAAGAACTTTCCAGCGTTCTCCTTTCCGCTCAGCACGTCCTGCATCTGGCGCAGGAGCTCATCAGTCAGGGTGCTTATCTCGTTCTCGATCCTGGTGTCATCCCACGTCGGGTTTGCCATCCTCAGACGGTCGCGCCTCTCCTCCCAGTACTCCTTAGGAGCCTTCACCAGATAGGCGAGGTTGATGCCGTTGTCCGTGACGTATTTGAATATGGTCGGGACCTCGGAACCCTTGACAATCCAGCGCAGCGCTCCCCAGTACTGAGGCACGGCGTAGAAATCCCTTGCGAATGAATATGTGTGGTTGTACGAAGCCGAGGCTCCGAACCGCCCCGGATTCCTCCTGTCATAGACCGGATAGACCCTCACGCCGGTACCGACGCAGGAATGCTCGAAGTCCCCCACGACGATGTGCCTGACATCCTTGATCTCCCGGCTGTCCGTCCACTCCAGCCTTGCGTTCTTGGATGGAATATGCTCAAGATAGGCGATCCGTGGCTCCCTGCCTATTCTCCTGCCTTTCTCAAGGTACTTGGCGTCGAAGAATCCTTTCAGGTGCAGATAGTCGGTCATACATCCCTTGATGTAGCTGACATAGTCCCAGCTGTCCAGCCACGCCTGGATCTCCCTGTCCTCCTCCCAGTGATGCACGATGTTCCCCTCCTGGTAAGCCAGCCGGTTAAGGAACACGCCCTGCCCGTAGAGGAGCCCCATCTGCCTCTCAAGGATTCCCGGTCCGAGATTGTTCTCGTCAAGGATGTCCCGAAGGTGGACGGGGAGGTTGTTGTCGTGGCCGAACGGCACGATCTTCTGTCCGCAGACGGTCTGGGGCAGCTGCTCCCAGTTCCTCTGCTGTGCCATCCAGAACACGGAGTCAAGGCTGTTGTCCACCCTGTTGGAAAGCGCGAAAGCCCGTCCGTCGTTCAGCCGCAGGACGGACGTGTGGTCGGATATCTTCTCGATTCTGCTCATACTAGTATCAGTTTTTGTCCGTTGAATGTCATCAGAAGCGGCTGGTAGAAACGCCGCGGCTCTCCGGTCTCCAGATCCATGTACCCCTCGATGAGATCTGCGTTCCTGTTGTGTTCCTTCATCTCCCTGTGCCGCAGGATCCCGCGGTGGACGTAGACGATGCCGTCGGACGTGCCTTTCGATGGATTGTAGGACATGAACGAGAAACTGAAGCTCCTGTCTTCCTCGGACAGTCGCCTCATCTCGGCCAGTGCTTCATATACGTTCATATCACAAAGTTAGCGTCAGCCACGCCTGGATAAAGGACATCGGAGAAGGCCGCCGGGTGCGTCCGGACAACCGGAACATGGTGGCCGGGGCTTCTGTTGAAGCGCGCGCTGAAGCCCAAAACGACAGCGGAAACCGTTGAAATCACAGCAGACAGACACTCTTTTATGAATATTTTCCCGTCAAATGAGTGAAGTACAGTACTTTGCGTCCTGAGGGCGCGAAACGGTGCCTTTTTCGGTCGAAGAAGACCCCGGGCCGCCCTGCCGAGGAATCGCAATTGCGATTCCGTTCCGGGGTGATATATGGCGCACGGGTGTGTCAGCGGCTACTCTTTCCGACCGCCTTCGGATCGACAGCCGCGGACGGCAGCATCGTCTTCCCGCTTGCCAGGCCGCGAAGATGCCTGGTCATCACGAGGTACTTGAACGAGTCCGACGGATTGGTGGACTCGGTAGGCAGCTGCTCGACAGGCAGCTTCTCGCTTCTCTTGTCCTTGAACACGACACCATTCCGCACAGCAGTCCTCGCCCTCTCCAGCGACAGCTTGAGATTCTTGGCGGCGTAGGCGTCTATGCGGATCACCGGCAGTCTCGGGTTCCGCTCGCTCATGATCTCCTGCATGAACGAGTATTCCTCCGGCTGGCCGATGTTGCCCTGGTTGATGGACATCAGCTGCACCGTCCAACCAGTGCGGCGACCGTTCCCATCGTACTCGATGGACTTCTTGAGTTTGCTGACCTGATCCTCTCCCACCGACTTGTAGGCGTTGCCGGCGCGGTCATAGTACAGCATAAGGGTTCTGCTCCTCATCGGAGCGAAGAAAGCGCGGAACTTCTCTCCGAGGTCAGGGACATATTCTGGAGCCAAAGTGTAGAGGAACTTCACCACACGTATGCACGCGCGACCCTTCTCGATGTCGTTCTGGGCGATGGACATCGAACACATATTCCCGAAGTCCACTCCCGCCATCAATGGCTTGTCGATATCGAGATATTTCAGCACCCTGCAATCCTCCCTATCCAGCAGCCCGAAACCGTCATAGGCATCCTCATCCGTGCCGTCGTAGTAGAAGTGGCGTTCGGCAAGGGATGTGTAGAAGCGGTCGCCGGATTCCAGGGACGGACGCATCGACAGGATGGCCGTGTTCAGGTCAGGCAGCTTACCCGAGATGGCATCCCCGAACCACTGCTCAGTGAGAATGTCCACATTGATGTAGGATGATGCCAGCATAAAAAACGTCCTGGCTTCCTTCCGCATCCTCAGTTCCGTCCATCGCGCCTTCCATTGTTCGGCCACACGACATTTGCTCCGATAGATGTTCAGATCCTCGTTGCTGTGCGTCTTCAGCCATTTGTCTTTTGCGGCTGCCGCCTCGTGGAGACACTCGTTATAGACCAGACCGGCTTTCAGCACAAGCACGATGGCCGGGATGTCCATATTGTGGGCATATTTCAGGATCCAGTCATATTCCCCGATGTGCGTGGTGTCCGGCATATCGGTGGTGAAACTGAATCCTCGGTAGAAGACACTGTGACCATATTCCTGCCTGTAGCCACGGACTGCCTTCAGCAGGTTGGAGATCTTGTCTTCCCGGAAATATTTCACCTCATCTCCGAAGACAAAGACGTAGGAGGCTCCGGCAAGGGTGGCCGGGCGGTCAAGGGAGCCGAACCGGATGTTGGTGCCGGTGTAGAAGATGATGGTTCGCTTGTAGGAGACCAGTTTGTTGAACGGTTTCCAGAAATGGGGCTTAAGCCAGTCCGGGAGACCAGCCTTTTCCGCATCTGTAAAGGTGGGCGGCTCCTTCTCGATGACATAGTGGACACCCTCACGGAGTCCTTTTCGTTCCAGCCCCTCCAGAACAGAAGGGAGGATGTTGGCGTTCAGGTTCGTGAACGTGTCGGCCACCCAGACGACGGGCGCTCCTGGCATATCATAGATGACATCCAGCAGTCTTTCGGCCTGGATGTCGGTTGTCTTGGCTCCGCCACGCCCCACGACATTGAGGTTCTGACAGGCGCCGGCCAGCGACACGATCTGGGCGAAAGGGTTCTGGTACTGGACGGAGGCGGCTTGTGTGGATTCAGGTTTAACTCTCTTCCTTTGCATCCTCAAGGTATTTTACGATGTCGAGATCAACGATGCCTGCATCGGTCCTGAGCCGTCTCTTGACGGACTCCGGAGCGACCACGGTGTCAATCTGCCTTTCCAGCTCATCACGGTTGGCTGCCGGAAGTCCGATGGATTCTGGCGTTGCGGAAAGCAGACGGAACATCGGCTGGTAGATTTCAGCCGGAAGCTTGGCCGGATCATCTTTGTCCAGCTGGAGGGCACGAGCCTTGTTGGCAAGGATGTCAGCGGCCACGGCATAGTCCTTCGATGTCTTGGCGGCGTCCCTCGCGGCGACATAGAGTGTGTCGAACTGATCCGCCATCTTGTTGCGCATCGCCTCCTTGGAGACCTTGCGGTTGCAGTAGAAGAGTTCCACGGCTTCTGAATATATGTCCGCGGCCCGTTGGTAGGGAATGCCGAAAGGGGCGCTGGTCAGGAACTTGATCGTCCTCCTTTTGCCATACTGGCCGTCCAATGAATATATCAGCGTCAGCAGGTCTATGTAGATCTGTTCCTTGTCGGAAAGGTTGCCCTTTGATCCGGAAGCAATATATTCCTGAATCTTCTCGAACGCGCCTTCTTTCTCGGCACCGCCGAACAGATCCAGCTTTGAGATGGTGAAACTTTTGTCCCGGACGATGTCGCGGAACTGCTCGATGGAGTCGGCGTCGCCACCCATAGCTCCACGCACGACGGCAAGTTCGATCTTGGCCCTCTTCTCCAGCTGGCCGCGTTTGATGGCGTTGCTGATCCGCTGATCATCTATCGTGACGGGATCAGCCAAGATGACATCCAATTGCCTTTCTGTGATGTCAAGGAATCCGGCCAGTTCTGCATCAGTCCAGCCGATGGCCGCAAGGGATGAAAGATCATCGAGAAGTTCGGTTGTCAGTTCCTTCATATTCTTTAATCATTCGGTTGATTTCATTAAGGGTCATACGCAGGCGGGCAAGCCTATCCTCCCTTGACACTTTCAGATCCGGGCGGTCGCCTTTCTTGATTTCACGCTCAGCCCGCCAGATGGAATCCTGAACGTTGCGCCTTTTCTGAATCAGGGTTGTGACCGGCATCCGCCGAAGTTCATCCATCTTCCTTGACAAGGCGAAAATCGGATGTTTGCCAAGAATCCGGTGATGCTCCTTGTAGTATTGAAATTCAGTGCGGGAAACTGAATTTTGATAAAAATTTCTTACCGTTTTTTCCGCGGCCTCGAAGCACTCTTCCGGAGTGGTGCATTTGAACAGATCCTCGTGGGCGTTGACATAGTTGTGCCACGATGTGATCATATCCGCGGCAAGGGCCTTCAGTTCGGTCGGGCAATCAGGTTCGGAGAGGAACGGCCAGTCTTCCCGGAACCGCCCGCCTTTCGTCAATGTCTGCGAGAACGGAACCTCTGTGGCGAACGGAAGCAAAGCTTTCTTCAGGAGGTGTGAATATTCCTTCGGCGCTTTCCTGACAAGAGCGTCGAGCCACTTGTTGGGCGCGTATATGCTCAAGAGCCGAAGTCCTTCAATGACCTCGGCTCCCGAACATATCCATCTGTCAATCTCGTTACTCATTCAGCAGGTACTGGTCAATCAGATGTGTGATGGCCGCATAGCCTTGAGGAGTGGCGAACACGAACTTCTTGCGGACGAACGCCTCGATGACAAGATGTTCGCAAGGATTCGCGCGATAGACCGGAGTCACGATGTTGCCGAACCGGAATCCGGCCTCGATTGGTCTATGGAGATTCTTCTTGAAGTAGTCCTTCAGGAACTCCTCCGCTGTATGGTCTTGCGCCGGAAGCATCTCCACCAGTTTCTCCTTGGAGAACGGTTTCGGCAGCCTTTCGCTGAAAACCTTGTTGCCTTGAACGTCAAGGAACACAAGCGGTGTGGCCAGTTCTCCGATGGAGATCTTGGCGCAAGGAACGCAGTTGGCCGGCACGAGGATGAAATCATCGGAGATATTGTTGTCGGCGATGATTCCGGCAAGAATGTCACGGATGTCAGCGTCCGGTTCAACCGTGATGACAACAGGCTTGACACCTGTCATCTTCTCCCAGACTTTGGACAACTGGCCGTCCGTGCCCTCGTAGGCACAGACAACCAGATTCGTTCCGCCGCTTACAGGGTTGCCCGCAACCTTGCCTTTGACGGCTTTTGTGTCGATCTTAGACATCCGCTAAGCTCCTCCGGTCGCGCTTGTGGCGTCCTCGGCGATCTCCGGCATCTCTCCGGCATATTCACCGGCCAGGAACTTGTCAGGCAACGCCTGCTTCCAGGTAAGAGTCCTCTTGGTTGCCTCACCGTCCATCTTGGTCTCAAGAGACAACCTGAGCGGGTTGCAGACACGTCCCATAATCTGAGGACGGCCAGCGGTTGTTCCGTCGCACTCCTGCACGATGGCGATCACGCCACGGTTCTTGAAGGCCTCGATGAAATTCTTGATGGCCACCGAGTTGCCCGGATGGTCGAACACGATTCCGGTCTTGATTCCCTCGGCGTCCGGATCTCCGGAAAGTTCCTCGGTGACCTGAATCGTGGAAGCCGTGGCATAGATGGAGATTGCCTTTGCGCCGGTCTTCAATGTGAGGTCTCCAGTTACAACGCAGTTGCCAACCTCTCTTGCCGGTTCGCTGGCGACATCCTCCACATCTACGAGGATGATCTGTGATTTTCTGGTGGCGGCGCAACCAGCGCCGTCACCAGGTCTTGGAATTGATGATTTAACGTAAGCCATAATTCGTGGTTGTTATTTGGTTATGCACCGCCCTGACCTTGATCCGGGTTCGTCTCCGTGCCCTGACCCTGGGTGCTGTCAGCAGCCTTCTTTCCGTTCTCCCACTTGTCGGTGTCCGGAACATCGGAAACGATGCTCTCGACCGGAGTGTAGCCGTCCGGAACAGCGGCATAGACAGCCTCGGCGATCTTGAATCCCGTTGAGAGGGAATATTCACCGAACACCTTCACATCGTAGTTCTGCTCCTCGATCTTGACGATGCAGTTCTCCGCCTTTGAGAGGTCAACCAGCTCCACGAAGTTCTCCTTTGGAGTCGCGAAGATGATAGGGGAGTTGTACATTGACTTGAGAGGCACGAGATGGAAGTTCGTGAAACGGATGCTTCCGTCATTCTCGAATCCGGTGTACTTGCCGTTCACGGCGAAGTCAGCCCTCTTGTAGCGTGTCAGCAACTGCTCGGAGCAGTGGATGGTCACGATGTGGGCGAACAGTCCGGAGATGCTGTCCACGAAGCCGTCGATGTAGGCGAGGAGCTCGGAGTCCGACATCGCCATCGGGTCGGCTGCCGCCTTGTAGTAGTTGATCTTGCATTTCTCGTCGGACTTGCCCTCCACAAGGATGGTCTCGAAACCGTCCATAGAGTTCTTGGCGGCCTTGCCCGCGTCACCGTCAGCGACAACGCCAGCATCGATGAACTTACCCTTTGCGATCATCGAGATGGTGATGTCATCCAGCACCTTAGGCAGGATGTGGTTCTCGATGATGTAGCGGGTGATAGGCATATCCGCCATAGTCTTGCCCTGCTCGTAGAGATAGAGCAGCCAGCTCTTGAGCACATCGGCCGGCTGGATCAGCACGTTCAGCTTGTGACGGCGATAAGGAATCCTGATCGGAGTGAACTTGGCCGCTCCCTTAGGAGTCCATTTCGGTGTGAACTGCTGTGAGACCTCGGACATGATGGCCGCGCTTGCGATGTAGTCCGTGTTGGACTGGATGCGGGTCATATGCTTGGCGTCATCGAATCCGTTGTAGATCCTCTTGTTAAGGAGCTCCAACTTCATCTTAGGAGGCATCACCATCGAGAACTCGGTGTTGAGATCCTTGATGTCGATGGAAGCGTCATCCATCGCCGCGAAAGCATACGGATTGACGGAATCAAGGGCTTCCTTCACGATCTTGTTGTGTGCCGCTGCCATATTGATGGCAAAGACCTTGGCCTCCTTGGACGCAGGAACTGCCGTGGCAACCGGCTTAGGCTCCGGCTCGGAAGCCAATGAGACAACGTCCTTCTGAAGCTTCTTCACCTGCTCTTTAAGTGCCTTGGTGGCCTCATCTGTCTTGGCGGCCACGGCGGCGTTGAAAAGGGTCACGGCATCACCCTCCTCATCGAGGTTGATGCTTTCCAGTTTGTCGAGAAAATCCTGGCCGTAGTTCTCCAGAACCTTCTGCCGCTCCTGATCGGAAAGGGAAACCTTGCCGTCCTTGACGTCAAGCTCGCTCTTGCCGAAGAGACGGGCCACAAGCCGGCCCATCTTGGAATTGTTGAGAGTTTTCTTATCCATTATGAAAAAGATTGGTTAAACGCTTGTGAGTGCGAAGACCGCCTCGATGGTCTCGGAAAGGGTCTTCTTGGCATCGGCCATATTCAGGCGCAACGCCTCAGCGGTGCCGAACATCGCGCCGCTCAGAACTCCTTTCTCCTCTTTCTGAATATTCGGCCTTCCGGCCACGACCGCATTCTGGAATTGCTCCACCAACGGTTTGAGTTCGGCTTTGACAGCCTCGTAGTTTCCGGCCAAAGCTTCCCTATAGGCCCTGTTCTTCTCTGAGGACTCATCGGCGTAGACTACTAAAGTCCTTTCCCCGTTTGATGGGTTGGTTGCTGAATTGTCAACGAAGACAGCCATCGCACCGATGGAGCCGACCTCTGAGAGATCGTTGTCCATATAGATAGCATCGCATTGTGAAGCCACCCAGTAGGCGGCAGAAGCGCAACAGTCGGCGTGGACATAGACCGGCTTTCCTTTGGATCGGGCGTAACCGATCGCCTCAAGCATCGGAGGAATGGCCGAACAGCTTCCGCCAGGGGAGTCTATGTCCAGAACGAGACCGATGACATTGTCGTCATCGGCCATCTCCCGGAGTTTGTTTGCTATGAACGTTGTCCCGTAACTTTCGCAGGTGTCGTACTTGGTCATCGTGCCGTGAAGCGGAACAATGGCGACACTCTTAGCTTTCCCGGCTTGTGCTCCGGAATCGGCCACGGTGGAGACCACCGCCGACTTCACCTCCATCTCAACCGGAGTCTTGCTGAGGAAAGCACGAGCGATAGGAAGCAGCTGCTCCGGATTGGAGACCAGCCACTTTCCCTGAACGATGTCCCTTGCCAGTTGGAATGTGTCTGCTTTCATCTTGTTAATCAATGTTTACGCAAAGATACCAGCGAGACACCCGTAAGGAAAGGACACGCTAAAAGACAGGGAATTGATACGAGCTGGACAGCTTCAAGGTGTTGGTTTCGTTGACCTCGAAGGCAAGAGGCAAGTCCTCGGTGCCGTAAGTCTCATCGTCCCCGTGGCAGAATCCTACCTTTAATATAAGGTTGTCCCTCATAATCTCCGAGGACTCCGAAAGCGTGGCGTTGATCTTGACGGTGGCCAGCCTTCCGGCATCCTCCGTCTTCTCTGACCGCTCGATGGTGGCGGTTCCTGGAACGAGCGCAAGTTTATGCCAGACTCCATCCTGTCTGTCAAGGCTCTGGGCCTGCAATGAGTCAATGATTCTGATCATCTTTCAATCCGTTTATGTTTATACTGCTGTTGATGTAATCCACCTTGTTGATAAGTTTCTTCACCAGTTTGTCCAGCGTCTGTTGCGATTGCCTGTAGATCCTCTTGTGCAGCGCGTCGAAATAGTCGGCGCTGAACAATCCCCTCGACACGATGAACGCAGTGACTATGTCCTTCTTCTGGACTCCGAGCTCGTAGCCGGCAAGGTAGTACTGCTTGAACTCGATGTCAAAGAAGGCGTTGATCGCCATATTCAACGCCACCGTGCTGTACTTGTCATAATAAAGGAACTTATCCCTCATAGGAGCCGTGGCGATGTCGCTTGGCAACTCCAGATCCACGACCTTGTCGCCTTCCAGAGCCACCGGACCCTCCGCCACCTTGCAATGAGCCACGAGAAGCCTGCCTATGCTGTTTCGGGCATAGACTTTCAGAGGCCCGCCCGGACTGTCAGGCGGGAACAGGTAAGCCAGATAATCCGCCATCATCGGCGAATCCACTTTCAATTTGACATCGAGCATTTCACAGTTCATCAAATATTATAGCCACATTTTTCGCAAAAACAGCAACTACACCAACTACACTTGAAGCTATGTTTGATTTTCAATGAGTTAACCAAAAACGAGGTGTAGTTGACCCTCGAAAATGTGTAGTTAGTGTAGTTGGAGTCACCGCAAGTGTAGTTGAATGTAGTTGGAGTGTAGTTCTTCAACTACACCGCAACTACACCTTATTTCGTTAATATTCATTCATTTACTTCAAGTGTAGTTAGTGTAGTTAGTGTAGTTGGGGTTTTTCGTTTCCTCAGCAAAATAATTTTTCACTAATTTACGTAATTTATTGAAGAACTACAATAGATAGCACAAGATAAACTTTTGTTTTATTTGAATATATGTGAAAATAGTTATTCTATTTGTGCCAAATTTTGGCGCAACCACTCCGATTTTCCTCATTTTCCCCATTTCCCCCGAAAATCACCCTCTTGGTGAAAATCGTAAGCAAATCCACTCTATTTGCTTATGGTTTTCGCTTTGGCCCTTTGAAAACCCCATTCCACGCGCTTCCCTCCAATAAAAATCGTAAGGGCGGACGAAGATTAACCCTCTTCATTGGCCCTTACCCAAAAGAAAAGCCCTGGAAGAAACTCCCAGGGCCGCACCATACTAAGTAATGCTACCAAACAATTACGCGAATTTGACAGACGATAGTTCTTGGCTGAAGTTCTTTATGCCCTCCTCGATTTTCTTCACGGTCTTCGGGGAAGGATGCCTGTAGCCGCTGATGTAGTGGCTAAGAATGGTCTGGCTCACTCCGGTTACTTTCTCCAGTCCGGCAAGCGTTAGGATAAACGCATATTGTTGGAGGAAAGAGGGAACGTCGTTGTAGAACTCAAAATCGACATCCGGACACTCTTTGCCCTCTTCCGCAAGCATCTGCTTTGCCTCCTCATAAGAGTTGTAAAAGTCCTCTATGGCTTCTTTGGCTGTCTTGCCTTGACCGAGAAGTCCGAATGGAATCGCTTTGTTATACTCCATTGTTGCGTCGAAGGTTCCGTCCGAACCTCTCGCGATATAAACCTTTGCCTTCATATCTGATTTTATTAATTAAATATTTGTTAAGCATTGGGGTGGGTTATAGTTCCACCCCCGATTGCTTGCTTATGTTCTCCAATGTCCGGTCTTTCGCTTCTTGGCTGCTGTGTCGCGGTATCTGGAACTTTATTCCTGTTATCGGACTGAACCACCAGTCGTGGTTTTTACCGTGCGAGAGGAAAGAGCATCCGCCTTTCTTCAGCTTCCTTATGACTTCCGAGTATCTCATTACCGTTATTGTTTTGATTGCACTACAAAGATAAGGAATTTCTTAACATTTGCCAAATTTTTGGCGATTATTTTTACTTTTTCTTTTTTCCGAAAACGGCCTCGACCTCCTCGTCCGTGTCCGGATCACGTCTGATCCGGCGGTAATCGGAGCTGAAGGTGATACTGACAAGGCGTTCCTGATGACAGACGCAAATCAGGCCGATGACAGCCTCGTAGTCTCGTGGTGAGACCTGAACGAGATAGTCAACCCATTCCAGAAGAGGGAGGCTCCGCAGCCACTTCACATACGCCCGCCGCCTGGCCGCAATCACATTGGCGTACCTGTTCCGGAACGCCTCCTCCTGCTCCCTGGAATACAGGACATATCTCCTCAGGTCTTCCATCACTCCTCCCAAAGTTCGGCATCAACCGCTTCGGCTGGCTCGGTGACCGATGGGGGAGCGCTGGCCGCCGTGCGGTTGTCACCGATCTCCAACGTGTCCGTAGAAATGTCCAGATCTATTCCGTAATTGACCTTCAGCGCGTCATAGTCAAAGACCATCGCCGTGGTGACGCGGCTCTTGCCGGTCTCCGGATTGCTCGACACGTAGGTCTTGTTCTCCAGCAGCTTGAACCGCATCGACTTGGCCGTACCTATGAACTCCGGCGAATGCTCAAGATAGTACTTCAGCGAATCCCTCGGGATCACCTTGCCGTTCACGTCCTTGCCCTCCTTCATATAGAGAGCCGAAAGCCGCTGGAAAGCCAGATAGATGTACCGCACTCCGTGCTTCGGCTCGAACGGAACATCCGACTCCTTGATGGCGAACGGACGGTCCCCGGCGCAAAGCTTATAGTCGATGTTGATGTACGCCTGCCCGGATGCCACCAGATTCTCCACAATCTCCCAGAAGCCTGAAAGCTCGTTGTTCTGCTTAGTCTTCTGGTTCTGATCCACACAACCCTTGCAGCAAAGCTTGAATATCTCCTCGCTGTCAAACGGCACATCGATGTCCGTCCTCAAAGCCCGGTAGGCCGCCAGCAGGATAGCCCAGTTCCTCAGTGTCCTGTCCTCGACATTGTACGAACGCACCCTGTCATTCATGTCCGACAAAGTCTCATCCCAAACCCTTCTGAAATCCGTCTGGAACTTGGAGCGCAACTGCAACAACTGGTTCGTCAGATGCGTAAGCCCTCGCTTCTCGATAAGCTTCAGATTCTCGTAGTTCCTCTTCTCCTGGTCGCTGAACGTTGTCTTGCTGAATGTCAGGAACACAAGCCGGTTGAACAGAGCGATGTCGGCGGTCGGCATCTCCTGACCGCTCATCACAACCCCGCAGTCCACAGCCGTGGTCTCGCGCCTCTTGTCGTTGTCCATATTCATCCTCGAACGCCCCGCACCGTCCCATATTCCTTTAAGGAACTCCCGCTTCTCCAGATCAAGGTTGTTCTTATATTCATCGAGATGCACCACCGCGTTGCTCACCTCCGCCACCGCCTCGGCAAGAGCCGCCTTGGTCGTGTTGTTGATGTTCGGCGCGATGTTGTTGCTTACAAAGAATGATGTCAGCGAATGACCCAGCTCCGACTTTCCCGTGCCTTTCGGGCCGAACAGATCCAGAATGGGGAACGATGTCGTCACCGATGTCACGACGTCCTTGAACAGCGATGCGAACAGGAAGCAAAGCGCCACCTTGGCGTTGTCACCGAACACGGTGATGAGTTTTTCTGAATATTCCCGCAGCGTGATGGTGTTGGCCTCCGTATAGACAAATTTCCTTGCCAGCTGGTAGCCTTGGGTGTTGTCCCTTGTGTCCAGCGCGCAACCAGGAAGATAGAACTTCTGACCCTTGATGTCGATGATTCCGTACTTGTCCACCGGCTTGAACGTGCCGTTGTCAAGGCCGCCGTTGCCCCAGGCATAGAAGCCCCACTTCTTCTGCCAACCCAGCTGCTTGATCTCATCAGCCGAAGGCGTGCCGTCATAGAGGAACTTCTTCAGTGAGGTAAGCTCGTTGGCCGTTGCCTCCCAGACATAGTTCCCGGCCGTCTCGACACGAGTCTTGAAATCCGTGAACGACACGAGCTCGCTTTGGTTCAGCTTCACCACCGCCTCCTGCATCTTGACGTTCCGCAGCGTGAAGATTCTCCTTGCGTTCTTCTCATCCCGGATGTGCAGGATCGGAGTCATCGTGAAGTTGCTCCACCTCACATCGTTCCCGGATCTTGAAGCCCCATAGTAACAGTTGTTCTTGACGTAGAAGCCATAGTTCTGGAGCATCTCCTTGGTTCCGTCCTCTTTCGCCTCCGCCCGCTCCTGATCATTCTTGGCCTTGAAATATTCCTGGTTCCAGATCCTTCCGAACTTGTAGGCCTTCGTGAAGGTCTCCCTGTACATATCAGCCGTGCTCTGGTCCGGCACCTTGGCCAGCAGCTTGCAGACCTCGGTGATCACGGCGGCCTTCTCCGTCTGCGAAGCGGCCGCTTCCATCCATCTCTTGCAGATCCAAGGAATATAATCGTTCGTCCTCTGGAGGTTGCATTCGTCAAATTCGTGCTGATGTGTCCGGAAGAACTCATCAGCATCCTTGCCAAGCTCCGGCGGCAACTCCATCACACTGACCGAAAGCCCCGCCTCCGTCATCAGCTTGGCGTTCTTCTGGACCGCCTCGATACCGGCCTTGTCTGTGTCCCCGATGATCGTGACCCTTTCGGCCCTGGATTTCAGCAGGTCGATCTGGTCCTGAGTCAAAGCCGTTCCGCACGGAGCCACGGCATTCTTCACCCCGATCTCGTGCAACCGGCATACGTCCAGATTGCCCTCGACAAGGTAAGCCTGCTTCGTGGCGTAGATCTGCATATTCGCCTGGAGCCACCCGAAAAGGATTCCCTTCTTCTTGTACAGTTCAGTCTCCCCGGTGTTCAGGTACTTGGGAACGCCCGGCTTGTCACCGATGTACCGTCCGGAAAAACCCGCTATGTAGCCGCTTGTCCAGAACACCGGAAACATTATCCTGTGCCTGAACGAGTCATAGACCTGCCCGGTGTCCTCGTTCCTCTTGACCAGTCCTGCCGCAAGCAGCACGTCCTCCTTCCATCCAAGTCCCGTCAGGTACTGTTTCAGGCCTCCTTTCTCTGGAGCGTAGCCGATGCAGAACAGCTCGGCGGTCTCGGCTTTGATCCCGCGCTTCTTCAGGACATATTCCTTGGCTCCAGGTGATTCCTTGTACCGTTGGATGAACCACTCGGAGGCCAGCTTGTTCACCGTCATCAGTTGCGACCGTCTGAACTCCGCCGCCTTCTCCTCCGGTGTAGGCTCCTTCTTCTCGTAGTCGATTCCCAACCGTCCGGCAAGATGCTCCACCGCCTCGTAGAACGTCATCCCGCGCCTCTCCATCACAAAGCTGATGGCGTCGCCGGTACGTCCGCACCCGAAGCAGTGGTACATATTCCTTGATGGTGTCACCACGAACGAAGGAGTCTTCTCCCCGTGGAAAGGGCAACAGCATTTGTAGTGGCTGCCTTCTCGCTTGAGCTCCACGCCCTCGTCCTGGATGATCGAGACGATGTCCCGCTCCTTGATCTGGTCTTTTACATAGTCGGGGATCATAAGTCAAATAAATCTATGGCCTGGCCATTGTCCGCACTCTCGAAGATCCTTTTGCAGGAATCATCGTCCACTCTCTCGTTAGCCTGGTCTATCTCGAAAATCAGCTTCCTTGCGATGCCGATGTTCTGCTCAAGATGGCATTTGCGCTGGATCTCCCAAGTCTGCATCCGTGCCGGTTCAAGCCCTGCGAACTCCATCAACTGGACCTCCCAAAGCTGCACGGCCATCTGGCACGCCCCGCGCAGTGCCGACCATTCCGGCCTGTCCATCTCGAACACCGAGATGGACAGGCCTCTTGAATCCTTGTCCGCGTACATAGCCTACCGCTTTTCAGGAAACAACTCCTCCACGGACTCCTCGACCCCGAAGACATCCTTGACGTACTTCCTGATGTTCTCCTGATAGAGCGGCTTAGGCCGCCTCGTCCCGTTGCACCAGGAATATGCCGTTGGGTACGACACCCCGTCCATCACGATCAACGTCAACAAATCATTCCGCTGTTTCTGGCCCGCGGTCTCCCAAATCTCTTTGATTGCCATATTAAATGAATATTATTGATTTCAGTCTAATAGTTTCAGCCCTTTGCTTATGATTTTTATTGCCTCCCTCTTAGAGTCCATACTGGCGTGGGTATAGATATCCAGAGTTGTGGATATATCCGAGTGCCCCAATATTCTCGACACGCTGGCAATGTCCGCTCCACCTCGGATCATATTTGTCGCGAACGAGTGTCTTAGGCCGTGGAATTTGATTATTCTTACCCCAGCTTTTTTGCAAAGGTTATTAAAGTGATGCCGAAAGGTTCTTGGCTCTGTGCACTTTTCTGTTCCGCTTGCGATGTAAAAATTGTCAGGCATTATTCCCCTTACTTTCGCGAGACACTTTGCGAGCTGTGCCGTAATGGGGATGCATCGGTTGCTGGATCTGGTCTTTGGTACCCCTTCCCGAACGTATGACTTTTTTTCGCCCGTGCTGCCGAATGTCTTTGGAATATACACTCTTGCAATTGTGCAATCTACAGTGATCGTTTTTTCTTTAGGGTCAACGTTCCTCCATTTCAGCCCGCAGACCTCCCCGATCCGTAGTCCGGTCATCATTGTGATCAGGATGGCGATTCCCTCGTAGGACGGATGCTCCATGATGTATCCAGCAAGGCGTCTCAATTCTTCCGGAGAGTATGTCTCTAGTTCTTTCATTGCGCCTTCTTCGCGAGGATATTGTAAATTGAATTTTGGCAGGTAGAGATCTAAGCCGTCCAAAAACCATCCCATTATCATTTTGACAAGGACTATAATGTCCTTTATGGATTTTGTGCTAAGTCCGGTTTGATGGAGCCGACCTATCATATCCTGAAGATGTCTGGAACGTATGTTTTTGATTTCCATATTCGCAATCTCATCATTTTTGATATGATTCCTGTACATCAAGTCATACGCTGCCAGCGTCGAGTCTCTGACCATATACTCCTTGTTTTTGAACCAATGCTCGTATTCTTCGTTAATTGTGCTCATGACTATGATAATTTGAATATTTCCGAAAATCCAAGCGCGTCATTCCGCTTGTTGATCAGCCGGTAATGCGCTATAACCCGCTGCTCCAGAACATCCCCGTGATAGACATCCCCAACCATTCCCCTGACCGACAAGTTGAAAAGGAGTATCGGTATCGATCTGTCCGAAAGTTCCCAACACTCGACCGGATTGTCGTTCGGGTAATAGTCGAACGGAATCCGCTTTCGGCATAGTTCCCACCATTTGGCTATGATCATCGAGCCGTTTCCGGCGGTCGGCTCCAGAATCCCTTGTCTGCGTGCACCGTTGTCGGTGATCATCGCAGACAGCTGCGAAGCGGCCGCCGGAGTAAAGTCCTGCTTTTTCTGACCGCGCTCGCTTAGCTCCGCCTCGTAGATGGGCTGGAACCATTCCCTGTCCATCGCAAAGTCGTTCGCCTCCAGCATAGCCCTGTAGAACTTGTGTCTGTTGGCCGGATCTCCGAACAGCACCTCCATCAAAGCCTCTGGAATCAACCTCGTGTCCCTGATTCCAAGCGTCTCTAATAAAAACTCTTTACTCATTGAAAATCAACAAAATAAATTGAAAATATCTTGAAAAATAATTGTTTAATTCAAAATAAATGCTTACCTTTGTATTCCGTCCTTTGGCGTTATGAAGTCCAAGGTCAACTCGTCTATCAGCAATGCAGCCTCGTCACCAAAGTATTCGCTGACCGCCTGTGACAGAGATAAGCCTTCATCCTCATAGTTGCCCACCGTCTTGTGCATCCATTTGTCGAACTTCACGATGTCAATTATCACGCAGCCCGCCCATAGGCTTGGAACGGGGTCGTAGAACTCTGATATCCCTGTCTGGAAGCACTTGAAGAATTTTTCTTTGAGTGCTTTGTTATCACCCAATGTCTGCATCATATTACTTCTCTTTTTCGTAATTCTTCTTTGCACGCTTATGCCCGTGTGCCCTGTAAAGTATGTTTAGTTCCCTTTCTTGGCTTATACGTTCGTAGACCTCGTCATAGGTGTAATCTGGAAACTCTTGGGCAATGACAGGAATTGTCTTGTCTTCCAATATTAACGCCTTTATTCTCTCTCCCGGTATCTCGAAAATTCGCGGGTTATCCCGCTTTTTGTGACTATTATATGCCTTCCGGGCTCTTTCTCTTTCCCTTTCCCTCTTTTCCTCTTTTTTCTTCTTCATATCCTCGACTCCGCCTCTGTACTCACCCCAGTCTATTATATATTTCATGATGGTATCTCTGTCAACCTTGAATAATTTTTCCATTTTTCTCTGAGACATCCCTTCTCTGTAGCCTTCCAGAATCAGTTCTTTGTATTTAATCATTCTGGAATCTACTTTGGCTTTTCTGACAGGACCATCCGCATAAGCCCTTCCCAGCAGCACGCCCATTTTTCGTCTTAATTCCACCCCCTCTTTGGTTCTCTGTCTGATCATCTGCCTTTCGATTTCAGCCGAAAGCCCGAAGGCGAAAGCCAGCACCTTGCTCTGAATGCTGTCGCCTAGCGTAAATCCGTCTTTTACCGTGTAGATTGTCGCCCCTCTTGCCATACAAAAGTGAAGTATGTCCATCACCATATACAAATCACGCCCGAGCCTGCTTATCTCGCTGCTGATTATGATGTCTCCCTTTTTGATCTTCTTCAGCATCGGCCCCAGATTCCTCTTGTCCGGATCCTTTCCTCCAGATACCCCCTCATCGGAAATATACTTCTCAATTGTCCATCCCTTTGCCGCCGCGAACGCATCTACTCCCTGCCTTTGACTGTTGACATCCTGTTCATCTGATGACACTCTTAGATAACCGTAAATCATAACCTTTATTGTCTGAAAATCAACAAAATAAATTGAAAATATCTTGAAAAATAGTTGTGTAATTCAAAATAAATACGTACCTTTGTATTGCGGTTCAGGGAGAACCGCGAAAGAGGAATCTGAAACGCTTGAAAGGGAGTAAGAAAAAACCTACCAAAGTCTTAAAAGTATGTCCGCAAGATTTACGATCAAGATTTGGAAACTTAGATTCACGATAGAAATCGCAATCTAGTTCGCCAACGGAGGCTGAGAGATCAGCCTCCCCTTTGGTAGGTGCTGCAAAAATACACAAATTGTATGCAAAACAAAAATCTGTCATCTTCACAAACTACTCCTTCCGAGTCCGCGTCCTGGGGCGGTGCCCGTTCCGGTGCCGGCCGCAAGTCCAAGCCACACGGAAAGTCCTACACCTTCCAGTCCACCCCCGAGGTTGACGCGTTCCTCTCTTCCTATCAAGGCAACAAGACCGAGTTCATCAACCGGGCGATCCTAACCCTTGCCGGAAAGTCTCCCGAATGACCTTGCCCGACATATTCCGGATCAGTCCAGTTGTCGTGTCTTATCTGCTTTTCAAGCAATTCACCGCAGTGTCTGGCCGCGGTGAATTGCTTGTATCCGCTGCACTCTGTACCTCTTGCCTTCTCCTGTCTTCGTCACCGCTGGTGATTTGATTATCCGGTTGACCGTCTTCCGCGCCAACCTGTTCTGAATCTTTCGTGCTATTGAACTCATAATATTACTGATTAACCAATTTCGCCCCCGGGAACGGAATCGAACCGCTCACATCGCGCGACGCTTTCGGAGCAGACCCCGCCCTCCTGGGCTTTACATCCTACGCAAGTCTGCCTACGTGCCGGCAGGGACCCATATCCTGCCCTTTCCGGGGAGTTGCCGGTCTTTCCCGGCTGTCAAACTTACTTAACTCAACACTATCTAAACATACGGTCTCTCACCGCCCGACGCTCCTTAACGCCGTAATTGAATTGATAAAACTGAGATCCCGCGCCGGACTCGAACCGGAAGTTTAACTTATGATTTTCGACAAAAAAGGTTATTTGCTAGCTTTTAAGTCGCTCCCCACGGAGCATCGCGGAATTGTTCACGCCTCACGGCGCTACGTGATGGCGGCTTCCTAGGGCCGTTGAATATGGATTTGCCAAGACCTATGTGTCATCATCCTTGAATTCCTCCTTGAACGCCCACCAGTACAGCGCGACCACGCTGACCAGCATCACCCCTTCCACAATGTAATGTGTCAACATCCGATAACATCCTCCTCAAGTATTTTCTCAAAATCCTTCAGTATCTTTCTCCGGTCCCACTTGTCCGGATCCAGCCTCGCCATCCTTGGATCAACGAGCATCCAAGCTCCTTCCGCGCATTCCCAAGCCGCAAGGCATTGCTCCAGTCTATCAGCGATGAACTTCCTCGCAAGCGGCCTGATGTCCTCTCCCATCTGCGCCTTGTGCCAAAGCCCGACAATGTTCACCCCTGCATCCAGATAGTGCTTTGCCATCAGATCGATGAACTTGTCCCTGTTTACATCATATTTTTCCATAACCAATGAATATTAAATGAAGATAATGCCCGTCACTGTCCCTTGTGGTGCTGCCTTTCAACATCCACGCGTCCGGATTGCTTTCCGGATTGAACAGCCACGCCATCTCAACCTTAAAAGCCTTGCGACGGCACCGAGCCTTGTGACTACGGTCCCCATCTCCCCGAAACTCATCGCTATCCCCAGCGTCGGCAGGTGCCACCACGCGAACTCCGCCTTCCCCGCAACCGCCTGCACCGCGTTCACCATCAACGCCACCGCGATCACCACCGCAAGCACCCTCCAGATGCCCACCGTTGTCCTTTCCATTCGATCTTCTACGCTCATAACTCATTTGTTTTCTGAATATTTTATTGTTATCTTCGCTCATTTGATGCTGTATTGCATTTGTATTGCGTTTGTGTTTACACGGCAAATATACAGATAAAATCTGTATTAGCAAGAAGTTTTACAGAAATATTCTTAAAAAATTATTTTGGTCTATGACAGAAGTGATCGCAAAGGTGTTGGCATACACCAAGTTGAACGCAAAACAACTCGCAGAACGGATTGGCCTTGACCGTCCGCAGGCTATCTATGACATACTTAAAGGTAAAACCAAGTCTATTTCGCCTGCTATGGCGAATAAGATTTTATCTGTATTTCCTGAAATTGATCGTGGTTGGCTGATGACAGGGGAGGGGGATATGCTTAGAGCAGGCTTCCACCATTTTGCCGACAATAATCAGGGATTTATCAATAGCAACAATAATATTGGCAATACAATCGACAACCGCCAATATTATTCCGACAGCCCCGATGTCCTGAGAGCCCAGATCGAGCTCCTCGACGAACGCATCAAGGAGAAGGATGCCCAGATCAAGGAAAAGGATGCCCAGATCAAGGAAAAGGATGCCCAGATCAACCGTCTCCTCTCCATCCTCGAAAAACAATAAGAAAGGCCCCACCTCGCGGCGTGACCTTCCCTGATGTTACAACAATTAACGTATATATAAAACTTGTCTATAGCCCAAGTTTAGGATTAACACACAATAACGACTATGAGTAAAGAAAATTATCAATCAGGCAAAATCCCGGCATCCTCACCGAAGAACCAGCCGGTTCCGACACTGCCTCCACCTGCGCCTCCATCGGAGTTGAATGATGTTCCGGTTAAAAGATGAATATGCACAGGCCGATGAGAAGAACCAGTCCTAACGCTATTCCGGCTAAGGTCATAGTCAACCCGACCCGATAGGCGGAACACATCCTTCTCCTCAGCTCGGTATTCTTCTTATGCCTCTCATCAAGGTCCACGAGATATGCAAGTTTCCGGAAGTGTGCCTGTTCGCCTTTGGGATATCCGTTCAGCCAGTCCAAGGCTTCCTCGGATAGCAACACACTCGGTTCGCCTCCTTCAGGATAAACCGTGACATTGTACAGGACGCCAAACCACATCTGTGCGGCGGGAACAGATAATGCCACTATGCCGTAAGCGGTCATCAGCATCACGAGCAATGATCCTTCTTGACTGGCCAATGTTCCGACAAGGATGCCGATGAGGGAAACGATGGCAGCCAGATACCATCCCAAAAAAGTCTGAACCTGCTGCTGGGTCTTGGCTATGGCATCGAAGTCGTTCCTGAGTGCGGCCCTCGCCTCTTCATAAGCCAGATCCACAAGTTTGGGAGGAAACTCTTTTGAGTCTATTTCGAAATACTTTCTCATATAGATCTTTTCTGCAAACATAACAAAATTTTGGAAACATTAAAAGATTAATGCAAAACGATAAACATATTGGTGGAAGGAAAACGTCCGGAAGGAGCCGTGGCGTGCGCCAAATTTGCGCCAAACGCCCCGGTTCGCCTGCCCTGGACGGCTTTCAGTTGGGGGTAAGAATCCCCGAAAATGCCCGTGAAATGTCCTCCCCCCGCTACCACCACGGACACTGATTGCTCAGTGTCCGTTTCTTTTAACCCTCACCCCTCACAGAACCCCGTAGAAGGGGCCTTCCGAAAGGAACAATAATAACATCCGAAATGTGTCCGTGGAATCTTAACAGTAATCTGTTCGGGTGAAATTGAAAAGAGTATATTGCTGATGATTTATCTTGCGGATATTTTCATCGGCTTGACGCTCTTATCCTTGATGAATAGAAGCGGATAATTGTTTACTCTTGCAGATACTTGTGATGCTGGAATATCTTCTCCATCCTCTCTCGTGTATAATTTAGAGGAGTTTAATGAGTCTGCGATTTCTTGGCAAGTCATCGGCTTGCCATTCGATTTAAGTGTTTCGAGAATTGCATCCTGTAGATTCATAGTGTCTTGATTTTGGATATCATAGGTGTCAATATTATAGTTGTAGCCATTTAAGTAGCCATTCTTATCTACAAAATCATTGAAGAATTTCGCATTTGCCTTTTCCATTTCAGATGCGAAAAGGGAATTGGCCAACACCTCCATTTCAGCCCTCTTTATGGCTATGTTGTCGGTAGACATGTTTTTAAGGAATATCTCTAAATCCTTTTCTGTTTTTTTCTTCTCTTTTTCTATTTGAGAGTTATGAATAGAGAACATGACAAGGTATATGATACAGATTGGGATGAAGATGAAAAACAATGGAGGGAATATGAAGCATACTATTAGCCCGACTAGGAAAATGAGAATGTCTGAACAGTTCATAATATGTTAAACGTTTTGTGTCGGCTGCAAAGTTATTATTTTAGTTATCATACAAGATGTTTAGTATTTTGATAAGATCTTCATAATATCATGAAGAATGGAAGTTTTATTGGTATTCATTGTCATCAGCATTTCACGGAACGAAGCATCATTCTTTTGAAATTTGTGCCTCTTATTTTGATGTAAAAATCACGGGGAAATTTTCGTGTCTAACTGTTGGTGGCTATATGTATGAGACCGCCTCGATGAAATAATAGGAGATTACAGATTGGAGATTGTCTTTTTTGCACCACCTATCGGGATATATGTTCAATGACCATCATCTTTTGGTAGAATTCCCCTACCAAAATTGGATATCCTAAATCATCCTCCGTATCATAGGTTTTGTGTCAGATTAATCTAAAAGATTAAGGTGATATGTAATATTGCTGTATCATGAGGGGTTTCAAAGGATATATTGATACAGTTTGGGGATTGATACAATAAAAAACGAGGGGGTGAAGCAGAGAGCCTTACGGCTCAGAGTGATGACTGACTACAGAAATCACCCTAATAACGTCTGTAGTGGCTGCGCACTCTCTCAACCTTGCCGAAACGTACTCGCTTGTAGGCTCGTACCTTGACAAGTCTGATAA